CAGGTTCAGCAGGAGATGTATTTGGAACGGCTACTATCGTAACTACATAATCGTTTTCTTCATAGCGTGTAAAGAGGGTGGCTTTGGCTGCCCTTTTTGCATTTAAAACAAATTGCTACAATCTTAGTTACTTTAATATGATTGTACTAACAACATCTACATCCGCACAAACCTTCTCTTTTATTCCAAGAGACATACCTACATCAATGGTAATTACGGATGACCAAACGAACACACCTGTAACTGTAGCCATCACATCGCAAACTCAAGGCGGTTATGTGCATACTTTGACTGCCACTTTCGCTTTAGAAGAAGGACATTTCTATGATTTGGTGCTTTACAAAAACACGGACATCGTTTACAAGGATAGAATCTTCTGTACTGACCAAAACATCGTTTCATTCTCCGTAAATAACGGACAATATACATCTAACACTACATCAAATACGTTCATAGTTTATGAGTAATAACGTACACGTCTTAAACCTATCGGCATACACTACTCCCGTCATTCAGGAGAGTAAGCGTGATGCGTGGGTTGACTTTGGAGAAGATAACAACTACTACTCTTTCCTCTTGGATAGATACACGAACTCCACTACCAACAACGCAATCATTAACAACATCTCACGTCTTGTTTATGGGCGTGGATTATCAGCAGTTGATGCTTCTCGCAAGCCTAACGAATATGCTTCTGCAATGGCAATGTTCTCAAAAGATTGCTTACGTAAGATTGCGCTTGACCGCAAAATGCTTGGTCAGTTCGCTATTCAAGTACACTACAACGACAAACACGATAAAATCCTAAAGGCTTACCACATTCCCATAAATCTTTTGCGTGCTGAGAAGTGCAATAAAGACGGAGAAATAGAAGCCTACTACTACTCGGATGATTGGACTGACGTAAAAAAATACGTTCCTAAGAGAATTCCTGCTTACGGATTCTCTAAAGACAAGATTGAAATCTTATTCTCTAAGCCTTACGCAGTAGGTATGAAGTATTACGCTTATCCTGACTATCAAGGCGCAGTACCTTACGCACTTTTGGAGGAAGAGATAGCCGATTATTTAATCAACGAAGTTCAGAACGGATTCTCAGGAACGAAGGTGGTCAACTTTAACAACGGAGTGCCAACTGAGGAGCAACAATCTATCATTACAAACAAGGTTTTAGGTAAACTTACAGGCTCTAAAGGTCAGAAAGTAATCGTAGCGTTCAACGACAATATGGACACTAAAACTACGGTTGACGATTTACCTTTGAATGATGCTCCTGAACACTACACTTATCTATCTGAGGAGTGTATGCGTAAGATTATGCTTGGACACAACGTAACATCTCCGCTATTATTTGGTATTGCAGGTGCTAACGGGTTCAGTTCTAACGCAGATGAATTGCAAAACTCGTTTATCCTATTTAATAATATGGTGATTAAACCGCTTCAGGATGAAATACTTGAAGCCTTAGACACTATCTTAGCATTTAACGGCATTTCTCTAAACTTATTCTTTAAGACGCTTAAACCTCTTGAATTTACCGATTTGGAGAACGCTCAAAACCAAGAGCAAGTAGCTGAGGAAACAGGAACGGAACTAAGCAAACACGAAAGACTTGATAAAGAAATCGCTGATGCACTCATTGAGTGCGGAGAGATGCCTGATGAGAAGTGGGTCTTAATTGATGAGTTTGAGGTTGACCTTGACCAAGAAGATGCAATAGACGCAGAAATAGAAATGGCAAGCAAACCTAAGCAATCACTTTTATCTAAAGTTTACAACTTCGTAAGTACAGGAACTGCAAATCCTAAAGCCAAGTCAGAGCAAGACAAAGTTATTGACGGATTCCAATTCATTACTCGCTACGTTTATTCAGGTGAAACTTCTGCTAAATCTCGTGAGTTCTGCAAGAAGATGACTGCTGCAAATAAGGTTTATCGTAAAGAAGACATCGTTAGAATGAGCAATCAACCTGTAAATGCAGGATGGGGTGCTAACGGAGCTGCTACATACGACATTTTTAAATACAAAGGCGGAGGTAACTGCCATCACAAATGGTTGCGTAGAACTTATGTATCATTTGAGGAGGGTATGGGAATTGACCCAACGAATCCAAACGCTAAAACAATCAGCACTAACAAAGCAGAAAAAGCAGGATATCGTGTTAGGAATCCGCAAGAAGTATTTGTAAGACCTGTTGATATGCCACATAACGGCTTTTTACCTACTAACCCAATTTACGGAGATAAATAATGGCAACTGCACTACTCATAACAAGAGACGATTTAGTTCGATTTACTGCGGTAAATGGTAACGTAGATACTGACAAGTTTATTCAGTTCATCAAAATCGCTCAGGACATACATATTCAAAACTACTTAGGCACGAAGTTACTTCAGAAGATACAAGCTGACATCATAGCAGGTACTCTTACTGGTAACTACGAAACTTTGGTAGAAACTTACGTTAAGCCTATGCTCATCCATTGGGCAATGGTGGAATACTTACCTTTCGCTGCTTACACAATTGCTAACAAAGGTGTATACAAGCATTCGTCTGAGAATAGCGAGAACGTAGAAAAAAACGAAGTAGACTTCTTAATCGAGAAAGAACGTCAGATTGCTCAGCACTATACTGAAAGATTCATTGACTATATTACGTTCAGGAACGACTTATTCCCTGAGTACACTACGAACACTAACGGGGATATGTACCCTGACACGTCAAATAACTATGTAAGTTGGTATATTTGATAAATAAATAACTAAAATAAATGCGTATGCAGCAAGAACAATGGAAACCTGTAAAAGGTTATGAAGAGTTGTACGAGGTCAGCAACTTAGGAAGAGTAAAAAGTAAAACAAGAGAGTTTTCAAGACCTCACCCGATTATTGATGGTGTTGTACAACACATATCGTACAAACCTAAATTCGTTAAGTTTCATATTACGGATAAGGGTTATTGTAGATTAGGATTGTATAAAGATGGTGTCAAAAAAAATCATCAAGTACATAGATTAGTCGCAAATTCGTTTATACCGAATCCTGAGAATAAAGAGCAGGTTAATCACATAAACGGAATTAAATGCGACAATAGATTAGAGAATTTGGAATGGGTTACAAATTTGGAAAATAGAGAACACTCTTATGTACATTTAGGTAATCAGTTACATAGACAAAAAATATGAGAACACGAACAAAGGTAGGAACGTATAAACCAAAAGAGGAGAACATTGAGAAACTCCGTGTTTTTCTAACTAAACTAAACAAAGATGGCAAATAGCAACGGATGGGGAGACGGAGCAGCTAACCTATACATACGAGTACAAGCATTCCAAACCGCATTAAGTCGACAAGTATGATAACCTACAACACAAAAGAAGATATTGACGTAACAACCTTAGTAGGGGTGTTGACGGAAGTACAAAAAGACGAATTAATAGGAGTAGCTTACGCTCCTGATTCGTTTTACAATCCTATCCAAGACCTTAACGACAATTGGATAATATCAGTAGAGGAGATTGCTAACACTATAAATCCCGACACTCAATGGGTTAAAGATTTGCCTTTGACTATCTACATTCCTAAACCAATACGAACTCTATTCTAATGAATCATAAAGACGCAATCGGCTCAATGTACTTCTTATGCGGTTACGCAACCTGCATTGCGTTGATATACGAAGGAACTACGCTTTACCATAAACTCTTTGCCGCTTGTATGGCATTTTACTTCACTTGGCATATTTTAAACGGATATGAAAACTAAATCTCTCTTTATTCTTTCTATGGTGTCCGTGTTAGCGCCCATTAAGCCAATGGTGCTTATGGCAGTTGCAACTATTATCCTCGATATGTGTTGTGGCATTTGGCGCAGCGTACGAAAAAACGGATGGGCATCAATACGCTCCCGTAGGCTTTCTAACACAATTTCTAAGAGCCTTTTGTATAGCGGTGCGATAGTGTTTATCTATTTACTTGAAAAGTTCATCCTAAGCGATTTATTAAGCTATTTTATTTCAGTTGACTTGGTAATGACAAAAGCATTTACTGCCTTCTGCGTATTCACGGAAGTAAAGTCAATCAACGAGAGTTACTTTTCGGTTACAGGAATCAATGTTTGGGAAAAATTCATGCAATTTGTTAAACGTAGCAAAGAGCAAGTAGAGGAATTAAAATAACTGACGGTGCAAGTTATTGGTTGAGTAAACCGATTAAACCGAAAAATCCCCGTCAATTTTGTCGGGGTTATTTTAGTTTAGCACCTTAAAAGTAAATAAGAGTATGGTTATTTTACTTAAATCACGCCTAAATAACTTAAAATAAGATACATTTGGCGAAATATAGATAATACAATGTCCATTAAAACGGACAAAAAACTGGACTTTTGAGACTTTAAATACAAGTTATGCTAACAACCGCACAAGCCTTACAGAAATACGGACAACCTAACGAGAAGGGAACGTATCTAAAAACAATCAACCTGCCCTACCCAATGCGCATTGCTTGGGATACCAAAACTAAGGTAACAAAGATGCGCTGCCACAAAGACGTTGCAGATGCGTTTTTAAGCGTGTTTAATGAACTTTTAGAGGTGTATGGGTGCGAACGTATAGTTGAGCTTGGTATTGACCTTTACGGTGGATGTTTTAACTTTCGTAAAATGCGTGGTGGTTCGTCTTGGAGTAAGCACGCTTGGGGTATCGCCATAGATTTAGACCCTGCTCGCAATAAATTGAAAGAGACTGCTAAGACTGCACGCTTCGCACGTCCTGAATATGCTCCGATGATTGAAATCTTCTATAAACACGGATTCATCTCACTTGGTCGTGAGAAGAATTTTGATTGGATGCACTTCGAAATTTCATCTTAAAGCCTTATAAAATGAAAAAACTTTCAGCCTATACCCTTTATTTTTTGTCACTTATTTTGGCAATAATTGTGACAAGTTGCTCGGCAAACTACCATCTACGTAAAGCAATAAAGAAAGGCTACTCCTGCGACACCGTTGCGGATACAATTCAGATAACTTCGATAGACTCAATTCCGTACGTTTTAAGAGACTCTATTATGTGGGAGAAGGTATTAGTCCAAAAAGATACGATAGTGCGTTACAAGGCTTCTAAAGTACCTAAAACACGATTTGAGACACGTATTGAATATAAGTTAAAGCGAGATACCATTAAAATGCTCGAAAAAGTCGAGGTAATTAAGTGGAAAACTGAGAAGAAAAAAAACGCAAAACCAAATCTTTGGTTATTTATTATAGGCTTTGGAATGGGATTTCTTGCAAGATACCTTATGAAATTTGCTAAATACACTTTATGAAGATACCAAGAATCCGCTTGAAGCAAGATGAGTTTGAAATCATCGAGCAGTACCGAGCGATAAAACAGGAGTCCAATGGTATGGGCTTGAATGATGCTGACGTAAAACACGGTTGGCTGAAATCAAAGAAGGCTTCATTGTTCTTCAAAAATCCGAACTTTAAGGAACAGGAAGAGCAGAATTACGAGAAGATTCGTGAATCTATATTAGATGAGATTCGTGTTTATGCACCTAAATATCCTACGATAACACGGACTCAAAGCAAAGACGGACACTTATTAGTAATAGACCCTGCTGACATTCATATTGGTAAGCTCTGCGATGCTTTCGAAGTAGGAGAAGTATATAACAATCAAATCGCAGTACAACGTGTCTTAGAAGGCGTACAAGGCATTTTGGACAAAGCAAGTGGATTCCATATCGACAAGATTCTATTTATAGGCGGAAACGACATCCTTCACATCGATACTCCAAGACGGACTACAACATCAGGAACTCCTCAGGACACGGATGGTATGTGGTATTCAAACTTTCTAATAGCTAAAAAACTCTATGTCGAAATTCTTGAAAAACTCATTGGGGTGGCTGATGTACATTTCACTTTCAATCCCTCAAATCACGACTATACACACGGCTTCTTTCTTGCTGATGTTATTCAGACTTGGTTTAAAGACTGCAAGAACATATCTTTTGACTGCTCTATTGCACATCGAAAAGGCTTCCAATACGGAAAGAACCTTATCGGCACGACTCACGGAGATGGAGCGAAACATCAAGACTTACCTCTATTGATGGCTACCGAGTTTCCTGTAGAGTGGAGTCAGACCAAACACCGCTACGTTTACACGCACCACGTACACCATAAAACGTCAAAAGATTACATTGGTGTTACTGTAGAATCATTAAGAAGTCCATCAGGAACTGACTCTTGGCATAGTCGTAACGGATATACAGGCG